TCCATTCGCGCTTTTTTTACTTTCCGCTCAAGGCCTTAGAACCCACATCGGTCCATCATGCCACAGCCGCCGTTCAGAGTGACCCGTCGCATGCGCAAGCGCGTTTCCCTGCTGGTGGCCACCGGCATGGGCGAGCGTGGCATTGCCTTGGCGTTGAAGTGCGACCGCAAGACCTTGTGCAAGTACTTCGAGGGTGAGCTGCAGGACGGGCGCGACTTATACCGGGCTGAGCTGCTGGACATGCTACAGACTGCGGCGAGTGCCGGCAACGTGTCGGCCATGAAGCATCTGGATAAGCGGACATCAGGCGAGACGGCCAACCCGGGCGGCTTTGCCGGCGGCAAGAAGGCCGAGCAGGCCAAGGCGGCGGAAGCGGCAATGGCTGGCGGTGAATGGGGCGATGATCTGGCGCCGATCGCGGTGCCGACGCGGACGAACTAACGCTTGCACCTAATCGTCAATAACGAACGGAACCCGTGGTCTACGGCAGTTCCCGATTGGGCCGAGCGCATCATGGCCGGTCGAAGCCTTGTCCCCAGTCTGCCGTTGTTTCCCGATGAAGTGTTTCACGGACTGAGCGCCTTCAAGCGACTGCGCCTGCCCGATGTTATCGGCCAGCCTACTTGCGGCGAGGCTATGCCGTCATGGGTGTTCGAGATCGTGGCCGCCCTATTTGGCTCCTATGATCCAGAAACGCATAAGCGGGCGATACAGGAATATTTTCTCTTAGTCCCGAAGAAGAACGGCAAGTCAACCATCGCCGCCGCCATCATGGTTGCCGCCATCTGCCGCAATCGGCGGCCGGGTGCGGAATTCACTTTTCTGGCGCCGACCATTGAAGTAGCTGGCAATTCATTTCGCCAAGCCCGTTCGATGGTGAAGCTCGACCCGACGCTGAACACCGTGTTTCACGTGCAAGACAATATCAGAAGGATAACCCATCGCAAGCACGGCTCGTTCCTGCAGATCAAGGCGGCCGATGTTGATGTGGTGACCGGCGGCAAACCACTAGGCGCATTGATAGATGAAACCCATCTGTTTGCGACGAAGCTGCACGCGGCCGACATCTTTCTCGAAATTAGGGGAGCCCTGGCGAGCAGACCGGATGGTTTCCTCATCCAGATAACAACACAAAGCAAGACACCGCCCGCTGGTGTCTTTAAAAGCGAGCTGGCCAGGGCCAGAGACGTGCGCGACGGCAAATTGACGTTGCCCAAGCCATTGTTGCCCGTGTTGTACGAACTGCCGCACCAGATCGCGGCTAATAGCGGTTGGGAACAAGAACAAACGTGGCCGCTGGTCAACCCCAATCTCGGTCGGAGCGTAGATGCGGAATTCCTGCGCTCGCAGCTCATCGACGCCAAGCGCAAGGGGCAGGGTGATCTGGCCTTGTATGCATCGCAACATTTCAATGTGGAAATAGGGCTGTCGCTGCGAGGCGATCGATGGCCGGGTGCGGAATTCTGGCAAAAGCAGACCGATCCGGAATTGACGCTGGAGCGGTTGCTGGAGCGTTCGGAAATCGTGGTGGTGGGAATCGATGGCGGCGGGCTGGATGACTTGTTTGGGCTTTGTACTCTCGGACGTTGCCGCGAGACCAAACATTGGCTGGCTTGGTCGCATGCTTGGTGTCACGAGAGCGTCCTGCAGCGAAGGCAAACCATCGCGGCAACGCTGCAGGATTTCCAGAATAGAGGGGAACTCACCATTGTCCAAGACGAACTGGATGACATCACCGCCATCGTTGAGATCATTTCCGACATCAAGCGAAGAAATCTTTTGGCGGCTGTCGCTGTTGACCCTGCTGGCCTCGGTGAAGTTGTGGACGCCCTCGGAAAAATCGGAGTCTCCGTCGCCGACAAAAACCTGATCGGTGCGCCGCAGGGCTATCAGATGATGAATGCCATCAAGGGCAGCGAGCGCAAGCTGGCCAATGGCACACTATGGCATACTGGTTCTTCGCTGATGTCCTGGTGTGTCGGCAACGTCAAGATCGAGCCGACCGCGACGGCTATCAGGGCCACCAAACAGAATGCCGGCGACGCCAAGATCGACTGCGCCATGGCGATGTTCGATGCCGCGCTGGTCATGCAGAACAAGCCCGACGAGGCACCGGCGTTTCAGATGTTCTTTGTCGGCTGAAAAGGTGAAATCATGACACTCAACCGCGCCTATTCGGTGCTCGACATCAAGTCGTTCAATGATGAGCAGCGCATCATCGAAGGCGTTGCCTCGACGCCGACTGCAGATCGTGTCGGTGATGTCGTCATGCCGCGCGGCGCCAAATACAGTCTTCCACTACCAATGCTATGGCAGCATAAATCCGGCGAGCCGATTGGCCATGTGGTTTGGGCTGAGTCGCGCGACGAAGGCATTCCATTCCGTGCCAAGATCGCCCAATCCACCGAGCCGGGCAAACTGAAGGACCGGCTCGACGAGGCCTGGCAAAGCATCAAGCTGGGATTGGTGCGCGCGGTTTCTATCGGGTTCAAACCCGTCGCCGACAAGATCACGCACCTTAAGGGCGGCGGCCTGCAATACGATGAATATGAAATTTTAGAAGTTTCTGCCGTCACCATCCCGGCCAATGCCGAAGCGTCCATCCATACCATTCGTTCTATCGATCAAGGCCTGCGCGCCGCGTCCGGCGATACGCAACCAGCCTTGCCGGCCTCGTCAGGCCATCAGCCCGCCGCCGTCGCGGTTTCCCGTTCCTTAAAATTGGAGGCCAGGACTATGGCCACGACAACCAACGCCGAGAGGATGAAACAACTCGAGGCAAGACGCGCCGCCGTAATGGCTGCACGTGACGCAATTCAAAGCAAGATCACGGAAGAAGACCGCACCAAGGACGAGGCCGAAGTGATTGAATTCGATGAGCATCAATCCAAGATCACTTCGATTGATCGTGAATTGAGGGACTGCCGGACGATCGAGAAGGAGTTGATTGCCAACGCCAGGCCGGTAACGAGTGATGACGGCGTGGCGATGCATTCGTCCGTCATCCAGGTGAAAGCGCCAACGCTGGAGCCTGGCATCGGCCTGATGAAGCTGCTGCATTGTCAGGCTTATGCGCGGGAAAATCACCGGGACGTAATTGCTGTCGCCAGAGAGCATTGCGGACAATGGCCGCAGATTGAGAATGCGCTGCGCACCAAAGCGGCGGTTGCATATGGCACCACAACTGGAGCGACATGGGCCGCGCCATTGGTCTATGCGCAAAACCTTACTTCCGAATTCGTCAACTATCTATTGCCGATGACTTTTTTCGGCAAAATTCAGGGCCTGACGCGGGTGCCATTCAACTCTCGCGTGGTACGAGACACGGCAGCCATTTCGGCCCAGTGGGTCGGGGAAGGGGAAAGCAAGCCTGTTGCGGCTGGCGCATTTGATACGGTGACGCTGGCCTTTAATAAAATAGCGCTGATTATCGGCGTGACTCAGGAACTCGCCAGATACTCAACGCCAGCGGTTGAAATGTGGGCGCGTGAAAAATTGGCAGAGGCCATTGCCCAATTCCAGGATCAGCAGTTCATCACGCCATCGGTAACCGCAATTACCGGATCGCGACCGGCTTCGATCACAAACGGTGCCGATAGCGATGCGGCTTCTGGGACTGCCTCTACGGATCTGATCCATGATATCCGCCAGATCATCAAACACTTCCAGGACTTCAATATCAGCACTGCAAACCTGGTGCTGCTCATGCAGCCGCAACTGGCGACAGCAATTGGATCGATCTACACCACGCTCGGCATTCAGCAGTTTCCTACGGTCAATGGGGATGGCGGCAACGTGACCGGCATTCAGGTGATCACATCCGGCAACGTGCCATCCGGTTATGTTGTCGCTCTGAATCCGCCATCGATTGCGGTTGCGGATGATGGCGGGCTGGAGATCTCAGCTTCCACCGAAGCCTCGGTTGAGATGGATGATAACCCAACGTCCGGCAACTGGCACTTGATCTCGGCCTTTCAAAATAACCTGCTGCTCGTCCGTGCCGAACGTTTCATAACCTGGAAGCGCCTGCGCGATAAAGGCGTGTTCTATCTGACCAACTGTGCCTACGGCGGCGCGGTCACCTGATGACGCTGAAAGCCATCAGGCTTTTGGACTACGACGGGCGTCGGTTGCAGGCGGGTGAAATATTCGAGCCTGCTTCCGACGCCGACGGTCGCGTTCTGGTGCTAGCGCAACTGGCGGTGGAGATGGATGACAATCCGCCCAAGAAGAAGAAACGCTATAAGCGCACCGACTTGCGCGCCGAGGATGACGAGTGAAAATCCTCGGCTTCGAGGTCTCCGTGCGCAAGCAGTCACCGATGCTGCCGGCCACTGCGTACGACCGCGGCTGGTTTCCGATCGTGCAAGAACCTTTTGCCGGCGCATGGCAACGCAATCTGCCGTTGAGTATGGAGAATCCGCTGCAGAACGCGACGCTCTACCGTTGCGTTTCCATGATCGCCGCCGACGTTGCCAAGATGCGGCTCAAGCTGATGGCGCCGGTCGACGAGGTCTGGGAGGAAACCACCGCCGCGGCATTCTCTCCGGTGCTCAACAAACCAAACCGCTACCAGAACCGCATCCAGTTCTTCGAGAGCTGGCTGATCGCAAAACTGCGCACCGGTAATTCCTACATTCTCAAGGAACGCGATAACCGTAACGTGGTCAGCGCGCTGTATGTGCTCGATCCCAACCGGGTCAAGCCAATGGTGGCAGACGACGGTTCGGTATTCTACGAACTCAACACCGATAAGCTGGCCGGCATTCCCGTCGATCGCGTCACGGTGCCGGCCGACGAGGTGATGCACGACCGCATCAATTGCCTGTTCCATCCGCTGGTGGGAATGTCGCCGCTTTACTCGACCGCAGCCCCGGCGGTGCGCGGGCTGTCGATCCAGCAATTCTCGGCATCGTTCTTCGGCAATGCGGCGAGACCGTCCGGCATCCTCACCGCACCGGGAAATATAGACCAAACGACCGCGGAAAGGCTGCAGAACAACTGGAACAGCAATTACACCGGAGTAAACCAGGGCCGGGTCGCAGTGCTCGGATCGGGCGTGACGTGGAATGCGCTGCAGCAGAACGCCGTCGACAGCCAGTTGATCGAGCAACTGAAGCATACCGACGAGACGATCTGCACGGCATTCGGCATCCCGGCCTTCATGGTCGGGGTCAAGGATCCTCCGAATTACAACAACGCCGAGCTGCTCGATCTGCAGTACTACAAGCAATGCCTGCAAAGCCTGATCGAGCACATCGAACTGACGCTGTCGGAAGGTCTTGGGCTGATCGATGCCGGTTATCGTGCCGAATTCGACCTCACCGGCCTGTTCCGCATGGATTCGCAGACACAGATCACGGTGCTGGCGGAGGCTGTAAGCAAGGGCATTCTCTCGCCCAATGAAGCCAGACGAGTGCTCGGCTATATCGATGTTACTGGCGGCGAGTCGCCAATGGCGCAGCAGCAGATGTTTACACTCGAGGCGTTGGCCAACCGCGCCAACGCACCGGCTTTGACGGCGGCGCCAGCACCAATGCCAAATCCGGCAACGCCGGCACCAGCACAGATCAATCAGCGCGCCTTGCTCGACGCTATCAAACGGAGCTTGGGCCATGCAGCTTGAGGATAATATTGGGCGCGAGATTGCCGAGATTATCAAGAACCAAATCAGTCCGTGTCATGCGCAAATCGATCGATTGGAAAAACGACTTGTCGAGATTGACGTTAAGCTACCGGGTAAAGGCGATATCGCTGACAATCTGCGTTACCTGAGTGACGAGAACGACAAGCTGCGCCGTCAGTTAATGAACATGAGCGCAACGCTCGATAATTTAACATCGAACGATGTCTTCACCTCATTTATCAGCAAAAAAATAGAGAAAATAGTTTCCGAGTTGCCAAAACCCCATGACGGCAAGGATGGCAGGGACGGCAAGGATGGAAACAAGGGCGACAAGGGCGAGCCTGGTTCACAAGGACTGCCAGGGCTGCCAGGACTGAACGGCAAGGACGGCGCCGGCCCATCACGCGGGCGTTACCGCGGGCCATGGAAGCACGATGCGGCCGACTTCCAGCTCGACGACATGGTGGTGAGCGGTGGATCTGGCTGGGTCTGCATGGTCGAAGGCACCAAAGCCAAACCAGGCCACTCAAAGGACTGGCAGTTATTCATTCACAAGGGCCGCGACGGCAAGGACGGCGAACGAGGGCCGGCTGGTCCCCAAGGTCCCATTGGCAGATATGAGCCATGAGGAAATCCCTTTTCACCATCATCGGACCAACGTCTCCGGTCTATGACCTGACCACGGTCGATGCGGTTAACCTAGCGCTCGGCATCACCGGCAACACCGCGGTCGATGCCATCATGGCGGAAAATATCACCAGAGCTTCGCGCATGATTGGCGAATTGTGCGACCGCACCTTTGCCCTGCTGACGGTTTCCGAGAATTTCCGCATGTCGTTTTACGATCCGGTACTCGGATTGAACCTGCGCCAGTATCCGGTGACGCAATTCGATTCCATAACGGTCGGCGGGTCTGCGATCGATGCAACCGGCTACAAACTCGACATGGACGCCGGAATTCTCTGGCTGGTGTCTGGTGGTTGGTCCCATGGCCACTGGTGCGGCGAAGTGGTCGTTCAATACAGCGGCGGCTTTGACTTGCCCGACGAGGCGCCGGCTTTGCTATCGCAGGCCTGCATCGAAACTTTGCGGGCGCAGAAATTTGCCATGCGTGATCCATCGGTGCGCAGCACCACGCACGGCGATACGTCGGTGACGTTCGGAGATTATTACAATCGGTTCGGCATTGCCGGTGCAAGCGGCGGTGGCCAGATCCTGCCGCCCAATGCCACCGAAATGATCCAGCAATTCAAGAGGTTGATCGTTTGAACTGGCGCATCGAGCCGGCCTGGAAAGGGGATATTGCCTATATCGTTGGCGGCGGCACGTCACTTCTCGAACAGAACCTTGAACTCATCAAGGGCAAGAACATCATCGCTATCAACAGCTCCTATTTGGCGGTGCCTTGGGCGCAATACGTCATTTTTTCCGACATGCGCTGGTTCCTGCATCATCGCCAGAAGCTAATGAATTTCACCGGTAAGATTGTCAGTTGCTCGAATGCGGCAAGCGGACCGCCGCCGGTGTTGAATGTGATCCGCAAGACCTCGCCAGGATTAGCCACCGACACGCATACGCTGATGGTCAAGAACACCACTTTGACTGCGGCGATAAATTTAGCGGTACATCTGGGCGTGACAAAGATCGTCCTGCTCGGCATCGATCAGAAGGCTGGGCCGGATGGGAAGATCCACCACCACGCGCCGCATCCGTGGAACGTGACGGCGAATTGTTGGAGCCGGCAGCAGACCGACTTGCCGAAGATGGCCGAGGACTTGACCCGGCTCAACATCGAATGCGTCAATGCCTCGCCGGGCAGCGCTCTAGCTTTGTGGCCGATCGTGAAACTCGAGGACCATGCCGTCGCCGCTCAAGCCGCTGCCTGATCTGCATGTTCTCGGCATGCAGGGACTTGGCGACAACATATTCCAGCGGCCATTCATCCATGCATTGTCGCGAACCCATAATGTCTATCTGGAAACATCGTGGCCGGAATTATATGGCGACTTGCCGGTCAAATTTGTCCGGCCGACCGGAGGGTATTCACGCCTGCGCACGCAAAATAAGAACATGGCGAGAAGCCGCGTTGTCTGGCAACCACGGCCGACACGGTTTCAGAGGGTGCGCAACAGCTATCAACGCGCCTTCCAGCTGGGCCTTTCCATCATCAATG